CCGTTGGCTAGTAAGTTGATTGAGTTGAGTACATCACCATTGCTATTGAGGTTTTTGACCGCCCACGATCCAGCAAGTTGGGTCATTTGTGTGCGTGTGGCTTCGATTAACGGATCAGCCTTGAGTTGGTCTGTTAGCGATAACGTGTAGTCAGACTTGATTGATCCTTTCTCGACTTTGACATCCCAAACCGATTTTAGCTTATCTGGACCTTTGCGATAGGTATTAACACGCAAGTGATAAGTCCCTGTCGGCTTATTCCAAGTGATCTTCGTTCCAGTCGTGCCAGTCTTCAGATCTGACACGATCTGATAATTTCTGACATCCTTATCCATAATCCAAAGAACTACGTTATCGGATTCTTTAAGTCCATCGTGATGGGCTGTAAAGTTTCCGTCTGTTTTAGCAGAAATGGTGTATTCCTGCCCCTGTTCCATGTAAATAGACGTATTTCCTACATACAGAATGTTGTTATCAAAGTTAGCTGGCTTCTTGTCTGGTTTAAACGGGCCTTTTGAGCCATTTAGCAAGTTAGCCCCATTGGTATTGACATACTGTCCGACCTCCGTCTGGAAGATCTGACTGCTCATAACCAGCCGTGAGAGCTTATCGGGTGCGTCTGTTTCAGATGTACCAAGGATGCGCTCGTAGAGTTTGTTAGACTCAGTGAGCTTGTTAAATTCTACGGTTTGTTTTGTAATCTGATCAGATAATGAAGTTATATTTTGGCTCATTTCTCCAGCGAATTCGGCAAGACCGTCACCAGTAGTTTTATCTGTAAAATCATTACTGATTTTTTGATAAATTTTGCGATAGATTGTTTCACTATCTGTCTGGCTAAATGTTTCTATAACCTTGTGTGATAGATCTGGACTGTTCAAAATCTGTTGCTTGATCTGGTCAGATAACTTGCTAGTGTCTGGCAACGTTCCGGCCTTCTTGAGCGCCTCTTGAGCTGTTGTATTCGCTTGCGCGATAGCTTGATTTGTTGATACTTGCGCGTCGTTGAATAGCTTTTCGAGCTTCGTTGTGTCAAATTTGAGGATCTTTGGAAGCCATTCCGTTCCTGACCAATAATAGAGTTCTGTTTCCTCACCCACGGTTAAGTATAAGAGATCACCTTCATGGAGCGTCCCTCGTGGCTCGTCCTTGGGCTTCGTGGCTCCGTAATAGTTGGTATTCTTGCCGTTTGCGGAAACAAGCGCCCGTGTAGCCACCTCAAGAGCACCTTCAGCGTACTCTTTAGACTCTGATACGCTTCGCATGATCGAGCCTTCCGACGTGATCGCTTTCTGGACGGTCCCGATATCGTTACACGTTACCTTGTGAGATAATAGCCGACCTGTTACGTCATAAGAGCTTTCGTATGACACGATACGGATCTTCTCACGGAACCCGATCGTCTCATTAATAGCCATGATATAGTCACCAGCGCGAGGCCGTGTGTACTTATAACCGGCTTGCGTAAGATCTTCCATGCCAAGTTGTACTGAAATCGAATAGGAGTCGTCAACCTCTTTCTTTAGACGTTCAAGGAGTTTTCCGGTATCTTTATAACGTTCATCTGTTATGGGCTCACCCTCAATACGGCCATAGACTCGAGCAAGCGGGCTCTCATATTCGGACGTATATCGGCCCGCGTCGTGGTTGTTTTCATCTTTCCACGCCCCCAGGCCCTTTTTATAGGTTATGAAATTGCCGATATTCTTTTCGATCGTGAGCTCGTTCATGTTGAAATTTTTTCGGACGACTGTCGAAAGATCCGTTCCTACCTTTTTCAGGATTCGAACGACCTTACCAGTCACCGAAAACTCAAGGCCTGCTGCCTTAATGATATCTTTGAACATTTTAAGACGGCTTGCGTTACCGAAATTCTCTTTCCGAATCGATCCGGCTTGCGCCTCAATAATATAACGATATCCACTATCTCTGAAAATTGCCTCGATATAAACTTCAAAGCGATTTGAGCCGTTAAACTCTTGATAACAGTTTGAGTGCTCGAAATCGTAGAAGAACTGGTGGACCGCGTCAAACGATAGCGAAATGTTCTTGCCTTCGTCTTTTGGCTTCGCGTAAATGATCTTATAGAGCTCGCCATCGAAAGTAAAGCTCCACCCACGATCGAGTCGTGAAAGAACTTGCTTATTAGATACAATCGTTCCCGAGATCGATCGCTCGCCATTTACCGCGTTTTTAGTTTTCAGCTCGACTTGGGCCCCATATCCGTTGCCATTCTCGTCATAGAAAGTAATCAAAAGTCCACCTCCTCTCTAACGATATAGCTCTTTAAAACCGAGGATCTTGACGGTCCCCTTGAAATTAGTAAACCAATTGACCGAACGATTAGGCTTTGGTCGAATGACGAAATATTCGTAATTCGTTCGGTTGTTAACGTTTAGATCTTGCGTCGTTGGTCCTTGATAGATCGCCGTTTCGACGCCTTTCAAAAGGAGCTTTTGGCCTGATCTTAAAGGTGTTTCCGTGTGTCGGTAAGTAAACCGACGGCCGTCGATCTCAAGGAAGAAATCAGTGTTATCAGCGTTTGCGGTCAATTCCACCACAAAAGGAACTTCTAGCTGGCTAAGTGGTGCCGTGCCGTTGTATGGGAAGCTGTTCGTCGTAAGTGCGAGATCTCTCGGGACTGTCTCGCCATACGGGAGCTCGGCTGTCACGAATGAAAATGAAACATTGTACTTGATTCCAGCTTCCGAATTGCCGATAAAATCAAAATCAATTTGGCCATCTCCCACGACGTTATAACGATATTTCCAGTTTTTGTGTGGTAACTGGGTAAGGTTTAGATCGCCCGTCGTTTGGCCCGGAGTCTGAAAATCGTAAATATTAGTAACATTTTGGTACAACTTCGTAATATAGAAGCTATCGTCACCCAAGACCCAGCGAGTCAATTCATCTTTTTTATTTAAAAAGTCCTCCATTGATCCTGCTGAAAGTCTAGCTGTGACTGAGATTTTCTTTTCGGTATAGGTCAAGCCGTCGAAAATGTAACCATTGCGTCCCTTGACGGTTCGCCTTGATAGTTCCACGGCCGGGGACGAATCTTCGACCGTGATATTGTAAAGGCCAAGGTCAGAAAGTTTCTGACTTTGGCCGTCTTTCTCAATTAATAAGTCCATCGTTCCCCCTTACGCGAAATAAGCGTCCAGCGCTTTCTCTCTCGCGTCTTTTTCTTTGATCGTAGTATAGATCTTGTCTCCCACAATCTCGTTATGTACTTCGAATTTTTGGTTCGAAAGTTGCGAATTTTTGACTTCATCGCTCAAGTCCTCAAGAGACGAACGAACGCCCGAGCTTGTCACGCTCGCGCTTGTGGTCAATACGCTGTTAGTCTGATAGTCTTGATCTGTGATAGCTTGTGCGTATTCTTTGGCCATCGAATTGATATCACCGATCCAATTTTTCATACCGATATAGAGACCTTCACCAGTAAAGCCCCCGATTTTTTCCATGACGCGTGATGGCGAATGGATACTTAACGCCGAACGCATAATCGAAGCGATACTAGAAGCAATACTGTAAGCAAGTGCATAAAGTGAACCGGCCATCGAAGCAAGACCATTGTATAGCCCCATACCTGCATTTATACCAACCATTTGAAGCAATGCCGGTAACAAACTAAACGAAGCTGAAATTTGATTGCAAGTAGAACCAGCAAGCGAGACTGCTCGAGCCATGCTTGATTGCATAGTGCTAATAAAGGTTTGCATACCACTTTTTGCGCTATTCGTAACATTTTGGAAAGTTGCTTTGTATGACGTCTCCAACTGTTTACCGGCTTGTGTACTTGCTTGCGAAATCTTGTTTAGTCCAGATTGAACGGCTTGAGCTGTTGCGTTCATTTCACTTGTAACAGTATTTTGCATATTTTGATAATTAGTCGTAATAGATTGCGACATTTTTGAGCTCGATTGCTCGGCCTGTTGGGCCATCTTATCAAAATCTGTTTGAGCACTGATTGCCATCGCGTTTGTAGCGCTCGTCGCTCCCACTTGCATTTGTTGGAAGTTGCTTACGACATTCGCGCTTGCCTGTTGCGCGTTCGTGGTTGCAGCTGTATTGACTCCCGTCGTGCTTGCGTTCGCGTTGTTGAATAACTGATTCAACTCATTACTTGCATTCGCGTTCAACTGGCCGATATTACTCGTTACGCCTGTATTCATCTGTCCAGTTTGAGCGAGGGCGTTCGCGTTCATTTGGTTAAATGAAGCGTCAGCATTTGCAGCAAGTTGCTGTAAATTCATTGTTCCGTCAGCGTTTAACTGGCCGAAATTGGCCGAGGCGTTTTGTTGTAACTGAGTTGTGCTGTCCATCGCATTTGTGGCCATTTGGGACATATTGGTTGTAACGCCAGTATACATATTAGACGTTGACGCGATCGTGTTCGCGCTCATTTGCCCGTAAGAAGCCGACACACTAGTACTTGCCGATTCAGCGTCCGAGCTGATCTTGGACGTCGTTTCTGAGCTCTTGCCCGATACATATTCAGCCGTCCCATCAATAGACGCTTTTGTTTTTTCTCCGCCTTCGTCTGACTTACCAGTGATCCAGTCCCAGATCCCACCGAAGAAGTCTCCAATTGCATCTGCGACGGCTTTCAAGGCCTCTGGCACGAAGTTAAGCAAGGCTCCACCGAAGCCCTTAATGATCTCCCAAGCAGCCGAAACAATATTCGGCAAGCCTTTAACAATCGCAAGTGCGAGCTGTACGACCAACTGAGCTCCTGCCATAAGAAGTTGCGGCAAGGCTTGGGCAAGACCACGGATCATCTGACCGATGATCTGTACTGCGCTTTGTGCAATCTGTGGCAAAGAACTAATAATCCCTTGAACGAGGCTTACAATTAATTGAATACCACCTTGCAAGACCGTAGGTAAGTTTGACAGGATCGTTTGAATAAAACCTACCATGACTTGAGTCGCAATCTGAATAATTGTCGGTAGGGCTTGGACGATACCATTTACGACATTCATCAGAATTTGAATACCTTGTTCGAGGATCTGTGGGAATTGCGCTTGAATGTTTGTAATGAAGTTAGTTACAATCTGTTGCGCTGTCGAAAGGATTTGCGGTAAGTTTTGCAAGATCCCTTGTGTGACGCTAAGAAGCAATTGCATACCAACAGCGAGAAGCTGTGGCAATGCTGAAAGTAAGCTGTCGACCAAGGTCCCAATAATTGTTATCGCGGACGAGATCAAAGAACTTGCATTTTGGCCCACACCTTGAACCAGACTAGCAATTAGCTGGATACCAGCGTTTACGATAACCGGGAACATTGTCGCAAAACCTTGTGCGAGTTTGGCCACTAGATCAGCACCCGAAGCGATCAAGCTCGGCAATTGACTAGTGATCCCGTTTACAAGGGTTTGAATGATTAATGGTCCTTTAGTTGTTACTGTGGTAATCAACTGATTGATCTGTTGCCCGAATTGTTGATTAATTAGGCCTAAACCAGCGAGGACAAGGCCAAGGATAGCAGCCGGACCGATTGACGCGAGGGCGATTCCCATCACGGACGCGATCCCGCTTGTCATCATACTAAGGACAGATAAACCTTGTGAAGCAGCTCCACCAAGAACGCCCGGAATACCTGCGATCTTACCAGCAAAACTCGAAATGAAGCCTCCGGCCGTGCTGAACGCACTAGACGCGACTGATCCAAGGGCCAACGTCTTACTTGCGACAGTGCCCATGATTCCAGTAAGCGAAGTTAGTCCGCGCACCGCTGGACCGAACGCAAACGCGCCCACAAGGGCTGTTACGGCTGGTTTTACAGCTTGCATGGTACCTTTAAACTTATTCGCTTGCTCGTCGGTCATTTTAGTTCCGTTAAGAAACTGATTTAAGGCCGGGTTGATTGATTCAATAGCATTTAGGAAGTTTTGGACTCCCTGCGAATTTGAAAGCCTGTCAACTAGTTTATCAATCCATTTGACGAGTGTCGTAAGGATTGGAAGGACTGCCGTCCCGACTTTGATCTGGAACGTTTCCCAAGATCCACTCAATGCTTCGACGGCCCCTTTTAAGTTGTTAAGCTTTTCAGCAGCAACTTGCGCCGCCGTTACTTTGTCGATCGCCGCTTGCATACTGTTAGCGCCATCTGCTCCCTCGTTCATCGCGATAGTAGCAGCACGCACTGCGTCGGTACCAAACATGGTTTTCAAGGCCATTTGTTTTTCCGCGTCAGTAAGTCCGCTCAAGTGATCTTTCAAAACTTGCGAAATTTCAGCGAATGACTTGATCTTACCTTCAGCCGTGAAGAATTTGTTCGCGCCGTCCTCGGTCACGATTCCGAGATCCATCATCATATTTCGCTGTGCCTTGGTCTGTGGTTGCAGATTCATAAGCATAGTTTTAAGAGACGTTCCGGCGTCAGACCCTTTAAGTCCGTTTTGAGCGAATACTGCGAGGGCGTTCGTGGTATCGCGGAACGATAGGCCAAGCCCAGACGCAACTGGTGCGACCATTGAAAGACCATATTTCAACTCGTGGACGTCTGTCGCTGACGCGTTAGCAGCTCCCGCGAGTTGGTTTGCTGCTTGTGTGGCCGTCATTCCATCACGACGGAAGGCGTTTAACGCTGTCGATGTGATTTCAGCAGCTTCTTTTAGATCTAACTCGCCCGCTGTGGCCAAGTTTAGGGACGCTGTGAGTCCACCGTTTAGGATATCTTTCGTTGATACCCCGGCTTTTGCAAGTTCGCCGATCGCGTCTGCGGCGTCCGCTGCGCTGAAGGCTGTATCTGCCCCGGCTTTGATTGCAGCGTCGTTGAATTTCTTCATCGTTTCCGCGCTCTCGCCCGTCACGGCCTTGATATTGCTCATTTTGGCTTCGAACTCAGCAGCTTTTGAAACAGTACTCTTAATTGCTTGTTTCCCAAGATCAAAAAGCTTGTAAGCAGCAGCCACACCTAAAACCTGCTTGAGCAAGTTTGTTGACGCGCTCGCCGCTTGATTCGTATGACTAACAATCCCAGTTAACGCGCTGACAGCCTTTTGACCTGTTGTCTGAAACGCGTTTCCAAGTCGTCCGCTTACGTTGCTCGCGAGGTTGTTAACTGATGATAAGATTTTACCACCGAAAGAGTTTTGAACTCGATCCGCGAAGCTGTTAGCCTTGTTGGTCAAGTTGGTAAACATACTAGACCATGAAGAGTTGATCGGGTTCAATACCTTTTGACCAAGTGCGCTCGTAAGATTACCAGCCACGGACTGAATACGAGCTTCGAGCCGGGCCATAGCGTCCCCAATCGCCCCGAAGGCCGTCTTATATGATCCGGACATATTATTAGCCGAATTAGTAAAGACTGAGCCTAAACTGTGGACTTTGGAGCTGATCCGTTGGGCCATAGAGTCAACGCTGTTTGCCATCTCAGCAAACGCGCTTTTTGGCGATTTGATCGCTTTTGAAATATCAAAGTCAAACGCTTTTTTAATTTTCGAATTAATACCGGCTCCAAGTGTTGAGACGTCATTTTTCATCGTGCCTAAGACTGACTTAATGTCAGCCGAAACGCGAGTAAATGCCTTCCTTATGGGGTCAGGTATTTTTGCGCCAATGTTAGAAGAGATACGTTGTAACTCTCCGAGGGCGATCTTGAATCCGCCGGTCAATCCTTGGCCGATCTTGGATCCGATATTTTGGTTACTGTTTGCAAGCCGGTTCATTAATTCCCCGACTTCACGAATCATCTGATTTGCGCTTTTAGACGCTTCCTGTGCCGCGTTTTGAAATGCTTTACGCGTCGAACTCACGACGTCGCTCATCGCTTTTTCATACCCGGTTAAGTCCGCGCCGATAATCGCTTCTATCGATCCATCAAAAGCCATCGCCCCACCTCCTATCTATCTATTTCTGAAATGTTCATTAAGACGCTCGATCTTCTCGAGCATACCTTGAGAGTCCCCGCGCTCTTCGCGCTGTCTAAATAGACGTCGGACCTTTTCACGATCTTTTTTCTTGCTCAGCTTTCCAAAGTCCACTTTTTTAGCGTTTAGAGTGTATCGTAAGTTAAAAGCAAGCTCGACGAGGTTTTCCCTCTCTTCGATCGCTCGATAATAAAGGCCCTCGCGAATCGCGTCGAGCTCTGTTTTTGTACATGAAAAAATAATATTCGGATCAGTTAGACCCAAACGAGCACATTCTATTAAGAGATTGCGTTTCTCAAGCGCCCAATTTGCGCCTCCGTTTGTTCGATCTGAAGTTCCGCTTGCGCTTTGTCCTCCGCTGTTTCGGCTTTGGCTTTGAGATACTTCAATCCCAGCTCGAGATTTTCTAAGTATTTCGAAACTTTCTCTTTGAAAAAACCAGATTCGACCATCTCTTCTTCTAGTGCTTCAAAAAGCGGCTCTGTGCTTTCTGCTCCGAGATCTTCCATCTTGTCCGCGATTGCTTTGATCGCTTCTTCGTCGCTTACGGCTTTTGCTTTCTTGCTTGCACATAGCTTGATAAGGTCCACAAGAGCTGAATCGTTGCGATCAACGACGCGAAGGAATAGAGCACCGACACCATCTTCATTGCGTGAACCGTCTGGGGCTTGAGATCCCAAGTCACGATTGACCTTGTACATGGTCATATAATCAAATTTGATCTCGATTGCGCGGCTTCCGACTGTAAATTCCATTTAAAAACTCCTTTTTTGTCAAAAAAATAAAAGCAAAAGGGCTTCCGAGGCCCCTTTGCTTGAAAAATTAGCGTGTGATATTGTTGTAATCGCCTGTTGTTTCGCCCGGGTTTTGGTACTCGTAAACGTCATTTAACATCGCGATCTCTTCCGCTGATAGTGGGAATTTACCATCGCGCAAGCGTCCAACGATACCGACGGTATAGTTAAGTTCAACGAATCCATCGATTGCGTCAGTAAACTCGACATCGTCTGTGATCTTACCATAACCAAATTGAGCTGGATAAGTGTCCTTACCAGTAGAAGAATCTTTGACGCTATCGTCAACGATAACACGCCAGATCTTCAATGATTCCCCTGTCTTTTGTGCGTCAAGCACGGTTTGAACAGATGGATCTTTAGGTGCGAAGTATTGAGTCAACTCGATAGAGTGCTCATCTGTTGCTTTTTCAAGCAAGCGCCCTTGTTGAGTTTGTTCGTCAATGTATTCGCCACCCATGGTAGTTGTGCCGTCTGTACGGTAAGCCGGAAGCATTGCTCCGTTACCCTTTTCGGCGTGGATTGATTGGATAAAGTAAAATACTTTTTTACCTACGATCGGCTTTGCGATCGTAATTTTAATTTTTGCTTTTTCTTCTTCTGCACCCATGTATTAAATGCTCCTTTTAAAAAATTGTGTCTGTTAATGCAATGACAATATGATAGACTTCACGGCCTATCGTATCGTCTAAGAGTACGCTCGCGTTTACGTTGCGATTGTGGCCGATCCTGCGAAGGGCCTCAGATTTGACTTTCTCGACCCCGGCCCGGCTTTCCGTGCCCGGTAAGAAGATATCGATTTGAACGCTCATATCCTCGATAATAAGCCCCGTTTGAGCTGTTTTGGACGTGTCCGAGCTAGATTGCCCAATCACCAGAAACGGCTCGAGTGTGTCTTGTTTTGGTAGCTTAAATTTGATCGGAATATTGAGCGGTTTTAACTTTTCGCGTAAATCTGCGAGCATTTTAACCGAAGGCGTTTCGTTTGCCATGAATCACCTCCTAAACATTTTACGAAGGTTCTTAAATAACACTTCGCTTTCTTCCTTAACGGCTGGGCCAAGGAACGGCTGAGCCTTCATCTTCCGGGTTCCAAGCTCCACATAGACCGAATAGCCCGCGGGCGACGTTACTTTGTACCGTAACATACCCACCCGAGCGACAAAGATCCCGTTTCGCATGAATCCGGTGTCGACTGCCGCTTTCATCTTGGCTTTCCGTTCCACACGCAAGGCCGATCGTTGCAATTCTGCCGATACAGCCCGACGCGCTTTCCGTGGTTTGCTTTGGACTCGTCGAATAAACTTGTCCAGCCCTTTTACTGTATATGAAAAACTCATAAGTAAATAACCGTGCTATTATGATGATATTTCTTGCCCTTGATCTTGAGGCGCTGGCCATTATAAATCACTTCCGAGAAGCCCTTATACGTTCCTTGTAAGTGCAATTTAAACGAATTAAAATCATACTTACCATAGAGCCCCATCATCTCGTAATTAGATAATGAATTTCGCATACAAGGGACTGGAAAACTCTTTTTCGTTTCCGTGCTCTCAAGCAATTCGTCCTCTGGTTCTTCCTCAAAGATCAAAGTCACGCGTTCATTATAGATCATACACGCGCCCCCTTTAAATGAATCGAGCGATTCCGCGGGCGTTGTGTTTGACCGCAAGGCCTTTTAATACGGCCTTATGTTCATCTGTTAGATAGCTAGACTCCCAAGTGAAGCTCCGGCCTTCCTCGCTGTCCGCTGTCGCGCCTTCCGAGTTTAGACGGTTGAAGCGACTGACGGCAACGTCTCGAAGGATATAAGCCACGCTACCGGGCAATTCCTCAAGTGCTGTGTCCGAGAATTGATTGACGTAAGCGATCATACGCTCGAAGCTATCCCGTACAATAAGGGTCAAAAGATCGTCTTGTTCTTGGTCAGCTTTGGGAATACCTTTCAGCAAGCGAAGCTCTTCCGTTACTTGATCGATATTGATTGCTGTCATCGCTCAAACCTCCTAAAACTAGGCTGCTACCGCTGGCGCTTCGATTGTAGCTTCTACCACACCGTCCGGAATTTCAGCAAAGAGAACGTTAGCGCCAAAGAATACTGACTCGAAAGTCAAATTATTCAAGTGACGATCACGCGCCACACCGATCAAGCCTGTCTCGTCTGTGAAGTCCGCGAACAATCCACCAAGATCACCACCAGCCACGTTTAGGTAAGCAAAAACAAGGTTTTCAACCGCTGTGGTATAGATCTTGCCTTGTGGGCATGAAGGCATGACAATAACGTTTTGCATACCGAGGAAGTTTTGCAAAAGTGTGAACCCGAAAACGTTTGAAGCGTCAGACGCTACCGCTGTGTTTCCAAGGTATTCAGCCACATCGAGCGGGTTAACGAATGATACCAATGGAGATCCTTCGAACTCGTTGAAAGTGGTCAATTTGCCCCAGCTATTCGCGAGAGCTTGTTGAAGGCTTTTTCCTTTGACTTTTGTTTTAGTCTTTTTGAGGTAAGCAAGGAAGTTTTCCTTGATTCCGTTTTGAATTTCACGGAGTAAGCGTGTATCTGCCTCTGTGATAGCGCGTGACGCACCGTGACGTGCGATCGCTTCCGCTGATACAGCACGGCGTTTCTTGAACCATTCTACGGTGTATTCTTGGTCCTTTGCGCGTGTCATTTTAGAAAGCGGAATTGTTTCACCTTCAGCGGTTTTAGTTGTGTCAACGTCCGCTGTCCATTTGTAAGTTTGGATCTTGAGGTCATTTGTCAATTCTTGACGGCGAGTTACCCCCAAAAGACGGAGCAAGTCGTTAATGTTTTTAGAAAATTTATTGACAAAATCAATGGACTTAATTTCGCCAAGATCTGTCATGGTTGTAAGTTTGTTTTCAGCCATATTTTAATAGCCCTTTCTAGTTTTTAAATAGTCCAATATTTGCAGCGATCATCGCTTGACGTTCTTCGTCGTTCTCAATAGCCATGATCTCCGCTTTCGTCATAGATACTGGGCCCGTACCCTTGCGAGGTGCTTTCTGTGTCAAACGTTCGTCGACGCGGGCTTCTACTGCCTTATCAAAGATTTGTCGCAAAGTGCCGATCTTCTCCTTTGTGGCTTCGGCCGTCTCATCGATCACAAAATCAATAAATTCGCCCGGAAGTCCTTCTTCGCTCAATAGCGTTTGAGTGGCCACGCGCATTTCTTTTATCGCAAGAGCTCGCTCGCGTTCTTCGATCGCTTGGATTCGTTTTGCTTCCTCTTCTTTCGCGCGTTCGTCTTTGGTCAGCTTTGCGAGGCGTTCGCCTTCGCTTTTGGCCTTTTCGATTGCTTCAGCTTGCTCTGCTTCCCAGCTGGCGCGGGCCTTGGCGATCTCGGCTGCGATTGCTTTCCCAAACTCGGCGCGTGTAAAGGTACGCTCTGCCTTTTCCTGCTTTGTTTCGACTTGTTCTTCTTGAGTGACGTCTTGCTCAAGTGCTTCAGTCTCGACTGCTTGTGTATTTTCTGACATTATTTTCCTCCGACGGTTACGCCGTCACTCGATTGTTCTCGCTTTACGCCCGGCGGCGAAACAATGCAGCTTTTAACGTCCTCCGCATAGTCTGGACAAAAAAGAAAAGACTGTATCTTATACAGTCTTACAGTTCAACTTCTTCAATTCGCGCACGTTGCTCTAAAATCGAAAGATACTCCCACATAACCGAGCGCTGACGTTTCAATAAATCGATCGGACATTTTGGCTCAAATTCAAGCTGTCCTTTTTCGTATTTTCCAATCATAACGTCTAATTTTTGGAAACGATCTCTTAATTCGTGATATTCTTTCACAAAACGTTTTTGCCATTCAGTCATTGCTTTTCTCCTTTTTGGTTGTTTTAGCGGTCTATTCCCGCTTGTCAAGATACCGGATCACCTCCGATCACTGATCCTTGTCGCCTCGCGACTGTTTAATGCTATTTATGATACCTTCGATCATTCCAGCGATCACGGCCCAGCCTACTAATACCACGAAGGCAAAGCAGAAAAGCCCCGCTGTGTAAGATACTATATCCCAGATATTAACCACTAGATCCCTCCTCTTCTATTTCTTCCGCGTCAGGCATGATCGTAGAACGACAATTGTAATGAAACGGGGGCATATTAACCCCGACTTGCGCGTCTTCGAGCTTGTACAGCTTGTTTTCTTGCGCGATTCGCCGGCATATTTGAGTGGTCCGATCGTCTAGCACGACCAAGATTCTATAATACTCTAGCCCGGCTTTTTGATACCGCTTGATAGTGGCCCGATTAATGACGGCCGTCGCGTCGGTCCTTACCAACGTTTCGGCTCGAGACCGTGCCACATTAAACTCTTTTCGTATTTCGCGGGCCATATCTTGCGGGCTGTCCCCACGAATAAAACCTTGTTTAAATACTTCTTTCAGCTTTTGCGCGAGGCTGTCAGTATTGCCCCACAACTGCTCGGAATAGTTCCGGCCGTTGAAGG